TAGCTGCAGACATAGTACCTCCTGTCGGAGGTATTTATTTTCTACACCCAAAATTTTACAATAGGATGATCATCAACATTCAATACATGATTCTTAGGTTCTTGATGTAGTATAGCAACAGCATGGTCTTCTCTCATAATCAAACTATTATTTTGATCTGGTTTAGCACCATCACGATAAGAATAAAAGATAAGTGGTAGAGCAGTTCTTGGTATTTTTTCACAATGATAGAAGTCATCAGTACCACCATACAAAGAAACAAAATGTTGTGCATTCATCTTCCAGTATTCATATAGATCTCTATTATCTTTCCACACTATACAACTTGAATTGTACATAGATTTATTTTTATTTTTCATCTTGAATTTTACTCCCTTCCATTTAGAATATACAAGAGAAAAATTTTCATCATGCTGTAGTAAAGGAGTTATATCACCATGAATAATAACATCAAGATCAAAAAATATCTTACGATCAAACTCATGCAAATGATTAAACATCAATATCTTACACCATGCTGGCCACCACCTATACCAATCTTGATACTCAGTGACATCCATGTCAATGGTTTCTATATTTTTATTCAACCCATCAGTATTATCGGTGAAACAAAAAAATGGTACGTCTGATTGCAGACGTACCATATTATAGAGTTTGTTTACATACTCTGCATCATACTTGTCACCAATTTTTATTGATGTAAAGCAATAGTTATCTGTCACCTTTCTTTCTGTTCTCTGAATAGTATGAATCAAAGTGTCCGTCAGGATATCTCTTTGACAACTTATCTATATTCTTATCAGCAACCTCTTCAAAAGATATCTCTAATGCCATACATGCTTGTGCAACATACCACAACACATCACCAAGTTCTATCTTGAGATGCTCTAAGTTATCTTCATTAGCAGGTTTGCCTTGAAAGATCATCTTCTTAACAATCTCCATAAACTCACCAGACTCGGCACTGATACCGACAGCAGCAGTAAGAAGGCGTTGAATAGCGACATCACCACCAAGCTCTTGTAAACGGTATATAAAAGCGTCGGAGTCTTGAGAAGGGGTGCTTGTAACACTATTGACAAATTGTGTATACTTATCAAAACTTGAAGTCATTAAATTTTGCTTTGGATTCTTCAGATTTATTATACTCTACTCCGTCCGTATCGTCAACTATATCATCCTGTGCTGACTGCTCACAATCATACAACCTCATCTTTGCACGATCAATACCAACCACAAATCTTTTATTCATAGTAGGGTCATTGTATCTGTTCTTCAACTGCTTGACCATTATTTGATTAAGTCCCTCCAGATCTTCGGTGCTGACCAAAGCGAACATAAGATCAGCAGTAGCTGGAAGACCAAAGCTTTCTGAAGTGTCAGTAAGATTAGGGTCGCTACTAGCAAAGCCAGACCTTGTAGTCTGCGTTGCCGAGCAGATTGGTACGCTTGTTTCAACTGCCAGTCCTCGAAGCTCTTCTGCAATCGCCTTGACATAAGAATAAGAATTTACGTTGACTGCACTTCTATACCTAGATGAAGCACAGATGTTTAGATAATCTACAAATATTATATCAGGTTCAAATGATTTCTTCAACTTAAGTTCTTGAAGTAAAGCACGGAAATGTCCACAATGTGCTGACGCAGTAGGATACTCTTTGATGATTAGTTTCCCAGATGTCTTTGCTGCAAGTCTATCAATCTTCTTAGTAAAAGAGGACTTAGGTATATCTGCTATCTCTTGTATATTGACATTAAGTAAATTAGCATCAATCCTCTCCGCAATTTTCTCCTCTGCCATTTCGAGAGTGATGTAGAGGACATTTTTCCCTTGGAGCAAAGTTGAGCTAGCCACATGACACATGAATAAAGACTTTCCAACCCCTGTGCCAGCAAGAGCAATGTTGAGAGTCTTATCCGATAAACCACCCGACGTAATTTTATTAAAGTATTCGAGATCAAACGGGGTTTTGTTTTCAACCCTATGGTAGTATGCGAACCTGTCTTTCGAGTCATCTATGTAATCATGTCCTACATGTTGATCAAATCCTACTGCTAAAGCATCAGAAAGAATAGATGGTATAGCATCAGGTTGTTTCTTATCATCTTGTCCATCAGCAATCTTGATAGACTCCATGAGTGCTAGGTAGATAGCACGTTCTTTACACCACTTCTCAGTGGTGTCAAGCATCCATGAAGTATCTGATTCAATAGCATCTAATGATGCTATCAATTGATCAGATAATTTGAACTCATCTTCAGATAGATCAGTTCTCTTCTCTACCTCAATATGTAGTACTTCCTTGGTAGGAAGACCATCATAATCTTTCAGATAAGAAGCAATCTCTTCAAAGATAACTCTATCAGACCTTTCTTCAAAGTACTCAGGTTGCACGAAAGGTAAAACCTGACGTGTAAATTGTTCATCATGAAGTAGGGTTTTGAGTATCGTCAGTGGTACTCTTTCTGTCATCATTCACCATAACTAAATTCTTTCTTAGCAATCTCGTCTAGAGCTTGCAAGATTTCTGGGGTAAAATACTTTTCAGGATTCTTATATATCTCCTTAGCATATATTTTCTTACCATTCATCTCATAACGACCAGCAACATTCTTCCACAGACCACCAATCTCTCCTAATTCTAGAAGACCATAGTATCTGTCAAGACCACGCTCATCGTAATAAAGACGTATCTCAACATCTTTATTTTCTTTACTCAAACGTGACTTGACAGTCTTCGCTTTGATAATGTTTCCGATGACTTCTTTGCCATCTTTTTCTTTCTTCTTTCCGAGATAAATGATTGTACTTGCTGCATACTTGAGTCCCGAACCTCCTCCCATTTCTTTAGTTGGAACATAAGCTCCGATGACATCATACGTGTGATTCGTGACAATGAGTGGGACATTTGCTTGACCAAGTTTGAGGGTTAACATTCTGAATGCACCTTTGACCAACTGTGATTTGGTCATATCACGGACTAGTTTGTCCTCTAGTGCATCTCGTATTTCTTTCTCTGTGGAAAGCATACCTAAAGAGTCTAGCACAAACATACAAGGTTTGCGATCCTCTATAGGGGATTTCAGATACATGTCAATTGCTTTCAATGCTTTACCACGAAAATCTTCGATAGTAACAACTTCAACGATAGCAATTCTTTTAGTATCTATACCACGAGACTCTAATAGCTCTTTATTGATAGCAGATTCTGTATCGAAGTACAGAGCATAAGCATCGGGATTATTATCCAGAAAATTCTTGACAACAGCGAGGGCGAAGTAAGTTTTACCAGTACTAGTTTCACCAGCAATGGCAGTAATTCTATTGCTACTAACCCCACCCCTAATGGAACCAGAAACCAATCCATTAAAGATAAACGATCCCGTGTCGATATATGCTTCAGTAGTTTCTTTATCGGCTGCCACTTGTGCATAGTCGGATCCAATCTCCTTTACTATTTCTTGTAAAAAGTCCATTCAAATACCTAATAATTTACGTTGTCTATTGAAATAATTGTGTAGTATCCAACTACTGCTATTCAATTTATCAGTACCACCTATACCATAATGAAACTCTACCCTAGAATCCTTAGCATAACCCACAACCTCTGGAGTATTTTCCTTACCACGATCTCCACCGTTACAGAATATAACGGAGTCAGAAATCTCTAGGCATTTTGCAATAGCACCACAAGCAGAGTCATCAGAATCATCCCATGATATAACAGCATCAACCATGTCTAAATGACGAATGATATCTGCTCTCTCAGTCCAAGATTGAAAGTACTGTCCTTTCTTTCTTTTGAGCCAAGGATCACCATTCAATCCTACTACAAGATAATCTGAGTAATCCTTTGCTCTTTCAAAATAACGAAGATGTCCTGAATGAATGGGATCAAACCCACCAGTTACAAGACTCACCTGCTCAAAAATCATATCACCATCCCATGTGATTCACGTAATATTTTCTTATAAGGTCCACCAGGGTTTTCATCTCTAGTTTCTTTTACCAACTTGAGTTTTTGAAATAGTGATGTGTCACCACCTAAGTGCAAAGCACTTACGATTGTGGCGAGTTCTTTAT